AAAAAGACGATGGAACGTACGAAGGACAAGATCATATCTATATGCTTGTCGCGGATACATCACGAGGCGTTGGGGGAGATTACTCAGCATTTGCAGTTATAGATATTACCGCATATCCATACAAAGTGGTTGCAAAGTATAGAAGTAACAGAATCAGTCCGTTGATGTTTCCCAATGTAATATATAAAGTAGCAAAAGATTATAATAAAGCGTACTGTTTAGTTGAGATTAACGATAACGGACAGCAAGTAGCAGATTCGTTGTATATGGATTTAGAATACGAAAATGTATTTTTTGTGGGAAGTAACAGCAAAACGGGACAATACTTGTCAGGTGGATTTACCCATGGGGCGACTCTTGGAGTTAGAACCACAAAACAAGTTAAAAGATTAGGATGCACGTCATTTAAGAGTTTGGTAGAAGCCACGAAACTATTAATCCATGATGCAGAAATTATTGAGGAAATATCTACATTTATTGAAGTTCGAGGAACGCATAAAGCAGATGAAGGATACCATGACGATTTGGTCATGTGTTTGGTCTTATTTTCTTGGGCAACCAACGAACCATTCTTTAAAGATTTGACAGACACAAATCTTAGAAAAGTATTATACGAAGATCAATTTAAACAGATTGAGGAAAATCTTACACCGTTTGGAATAGTAAATGACGGGCTACCGGAAAAATCGCAGCCAGAAGTTATTGACTCGGATTTATGGTGGAATCAGGACCCTGAAACAGAAATGAAAAAAATGAAAAGAAATTGGTTGGAAAATGTCTAAAAAGAGATACTTATAAATAAATAGTAATCAATAGTTATATTGGACTATCTATAAAATCTTAAGGAGAATAAGATGGCATTTCAGCTTTCACCTGGCGTACTAGTACAAGAAAAGGATCTATCTTCGATAGTGCCTGCTGTTGCTACTTCCGCTGGCGCATTCGCTGGCGCCTTCCAATGGGGACCTGTTGGGCAAGTTACCACCGTCGATTCTGAGAATAATTTGGTTAAGTTTTTCGGCGGGCCTACTGACGAAACTTATACATCATTTTATACTGCAGCTAACTTTTTATCATACGGTAATAATTTACAACTAGTTCGTGTTGTTAACGAAGGAACCGCGAAAAACGCAATTGCAAACGCAAGCGCAACCGCAATTTTAATTAAAAATGAAGATGACTTTTTAAATGGTATATATTCGGCCGGAGGTTTGGGTCTTGGCGCATTTGCTGCAAAATACCCAGGAAATCTAGGTAACTCTTTAAAAGTTGTTTTAGTAGATTCAAACACATTTGCAACTACTGCAGTTACTCCTAATATTACGGGACAATTTGATAGTTCTCCAGGAACGTCAACATATGCAACTTCAGTTGGCGCAACTAATGATGAAGTTCACGTTCTTGTGATTGACGAAGACGGAGCATGGTCTGGCGGTGCACGCAACTCCGTATTAGAAAAATTCGCATTTTTGTCAAAAGCATCAGATGCTAGAAATACTAACGGTTCTTCCAATTACTATAAAGATGTAATTAATTTATCTTCGGAATATGTTTTGTCTATAGATCATCCAACAGGAATGACCTCTGGCGCAAACGCATGGGGAACTGCAGCAATAGCAGGGAAGGCATTTACTTCTTTATCCACAGGTGTAGCAGCATCCTTATCGCTAGGTGTTTCTGCAGAGACTAGCATAACTAATGGCAATGTTATTGCCGGATTTGATTTATTCTCCAATGACGAAGAGTTCGACGTTAGTTTAATTCCTGCAGGCCCATGGAGTAACACCACAGTTGTTAGCAGTTTAGTAGCTCTCGCAGAAGACAGAAAAGATTGTATGGTATTCTTATCACCTGAGTTATCAGATGTGGTAGGAGTTACTCCTGCTCAACAACCAATTAATGTTGTAGATTATAGAAATAATCAGATCTCTGTAAATTCTAGCTATGCTGAAATGGATTCCGGATGGAAATATCAGTATGACCGTTACAACGACAAATATCGTTGGATCCCATTAAATGGCGATGTTGCTGGTTTATGTGCAAGAACAGATTTCGTAGCAGATCCATGGTTCAGCCCTAGTGGTTACAATCGCGGACAAATTAGAAATGTTGTTAAATTAGCATATAGCCCGGGTAAAACTGACAGAGATACGTTATACAAAGCAGGTATCAATCCTGTGGTAACATTCCCTGGACAAGGTACTATATTGTTTGGCGACAAAACAATGCAGTCCAAACCAAGCGCATTTGATAGAATCAATGTTCGTAGATTGTTTATTGTATTGGAAAAAGCAGTTGCTACAGCCGCAAAATTCCAGTTGTTTGAATTTAACGATCAATTCACACGTGCTCAATTTAGAAATCTAGTTGAACCATTCTTAAGAGATGTTCAAGGTCGTCGTGGTATTACAGACTTCAAAGTTGTTTGTGATGAAACAAACAATACTGGTGACGTGATTGATAGAAATGAATTTAGAGCTGACATTTTTGTTAAGCCCGCTCGTTCTATTAACTTTATAACATTGACATTTGTTGCCACAAGATCAAGTATTTCTTTCGAAGAAGTCGGCGCTTAATACCGGAGAAAATAAATGGCAAGCAATTTTAGAATAGATCAATTTAAAACACAATTAAAGGGCGGCGGGGCTCGTCCTAATCAATTCCAAGTTAGAATTGGGTTTCCGGCGTATGTTCAAAACGACAGACAACTATTAGAATCTAGTAGTTTCTTAGTTACAGTAGCAGAACTTCCAGGCCAGACCATAGGTACCACTCCGGTATTTTATAGAGGTAGGGAAGTTAAACTGGCCGGCGATAAAGTGTTTGCACCTTTTCAATGCACAATTTTAAACGACACCGATTTTAAACTAAGAAACGGTATAGAAGAGTGGATGAATGGAATTGAAAACATGGGACTAAAAACTGGTTTTACTAATCCTACTGCATATCAGTCAATCATTGATGTTATGCAATTGGACAGAAATGGTGCAACTTTAAGATCATATAAAATGCTAGGTGCATTTCCAGTGGATATTTCTGCTGTTGGGTTGGACTTTAGCGCAAACGATCAGTTATCTACATTTACAGTCTCGTTCCAATACCAACACTTTGAGTATGGTCCAAGAGCGGCTGATGGTGCAGCTCTTTCTACACTAGCAGCAGGATCCGTTCTTGGATTGAGTGTTTAATTTTTTGGAATTTAAATAATGGCAATTAATTTATTTGGCTATACAATTAGCCGTGACGATGTAAATGATATTAACAAGGTGGCGCGGAATCAATCTTTCGTGCCACCTGTTACTGATGATGGAACTGCAACCGTACAAGGTGGTGGCTATTTTGGCACTTATCTTAATATGGATGCTACCGCAAAGTCTGAATCTGAGTTAATTACTCGATACAGAGAAGCATCTATGTATGCTGATTGTTCCAGTGCAATTGATGAAATCGTTACTGAAGCAATTGCAGCAGTTGAAGATGAAGCCGCAGTACAAATTAATATTGATGGATTGAATTTACCTGACAACATTAAAACAGCAATTACAGAGCAGTTTAATACTGTTGTGAGATTGTTGGATTTTAATATGAAGGGATTCGATATTTTTCGTTCATGGTATATTGATGGAAGAATTTATTATCAAAAGATTATAGATACCAAGACCCCTAAAAAGGGAATCTTGGAATTAAGAAAAATTGACCCAAGAAAGATTCGTAAAGTCCGAGAAGTTAAAAAGGATAAGGATCAAAAAACGGGTATTGATTTAATTAAGTCAATTGAAGAATATTTTATCTATAGCGAAAAGGGGATTAACTATAATCCCAATTATCAAACCTCAGTTTCTGGCACAAATCAGGGACTAAAGGTTGCTGTAGATTCTATAACATATGTTCCTTCTGGGTTAAATGATTCAGAACAAAATGTAGTTTTAAGTTACTTACATAAGGCTATTAAGCCGGTTAACCAACTTAAAATGATGGAAGACGCGTTGGTCATTTATAGACTTGCACGTGCTCCAGAACGAAGAATATTTTATATTGATGTTGGCAATTTGCCTAAATTGAAGGCTGAGCAATATCTAAAAGATATTATGGCTCG